GGCATCAACCGCCGCGCGAAGCTCGACAAGGCTCTTGATGATAGCCTCATTTGAAGCCTTCGCATCCGCAACAATCGCGTCAGCACCCTTCGCGATAAGCTCCGCGTTAGTGTCAACAGCGGACTGCTCGCCAAGAGACTTCACAAGATCGCTGAGAAGATTCTCAACGCGGGAAAGGTCCACATTAGTATCGGACATGGTGTACTCCTATTATGAGAGAGAGAGGAAGAACGGGTTATTTCTTAGTATAGTAGCCTTTTGCCGAATGAATCAACTTTCGTGCAAATGCTTTCTGTTCGGTGAGGGAGAGAGTTGGGAATACTTTAGACACAAGCGTATCCATTTGAGCAAGAGAAACCATCGGCTTTACACCGTCATGTTTACTCTTATCCATCAATTTAGATAACTCGTGTTGCATCATGTTCGCCATTTCGTTCTGCATAACGCGGCGAACAGCGGAAGAGATGGGGTCCTCATCATCAGAGTCGTCCACCGAATCCTCCGACTCGTCCTCTTCATCATCCGCCGCTACAATAGATGCCCCCTCAAGAGACTGAGGAACAAGTGCGGAAAGTGAAGAGGAAGAGGGAACAGCACCCGTTTGATAACCCACCATTGCCTTCGCCTCCTTATTATCTATGAGGTTTAGCAACTCAGCGAGAACATCTTTCTGCTCCAACTCCGGGTGCATACGCTTGATATGTTCCGCGACTGCGGATGCGGCTGCGTGGGCTTTTTCCATTGTAGGCTCCATAACCGCGTTCAGCGAACGCGCTACGATCTCAAGCGATGCGTCAGGGTTAACGGGGTGAGCGGTAATCGACACATTCAAGATGCGCGATTTGGTAATAATCTTAGGGTCTTTTAGGTCGCGTTGCAAGACCTGTCCCTCTACAGAATAACCAATAGAACGCCCGCTGCCGTCAAGTGCTTTCGCCGTCTCTACAATTTCACGCACCCGGGGGCGATTCATGAGTAGATAACCCTCAATATAAGTCCCCTCTTTCCCACCTTTCAGCACCACCTGCTCCACTTTGGTGGGAACCCCCAAAATGTTCTCCGGTCCCTGCAAATGCTCATAGTTGAGCCACCCACGCTTCACGAAGTAATCCCACTCCATTCCGCGTTGCATAATCTTATCACCCTGTAGGTCCACCGCATCCGATGAAACTACGCCACAAATGTAGGTACGCGGCTCAATGTCCTTGCCGCCGCCATTCGGTTCATCAGCCTTCTTTAGGCTGATCTCCGTCCATGTAGAAAACAACTCAATAGATTTGCTCATAGTAGCCTCCTCAAGAAGAATGTAGTCGAAGCGGTTGGCAGATAACCACCTCTTGAACTCACTAAGAGTCATAACATCTTTCTTGGCACGGATCGCCTGAATTTCTGTTTTACCGTCCTCGCGTATACCGAAGATTGCATCCACCCCTTCAGGGAATCCGTCCGGACGCTTTCTACGGAAATCCGTATACTTGCTAGGTGGGTGCAACCTCGCAGCGTGTTCATTCGGGTACGGCACTTAGAAACTCCTGTTAGCTTGCACTGACTCGTGCTGTTCCACTAACCACGCGCATACAGACTCTCGTTTAGAATCATCACACAGGTTTACTCCACTCTGTGCAATTATCTTGTTCACCTTAGCCTCTGATACACCGTGTTTCAATAATAAATAAAAAGCAAGCTCCAACGCACGCACACAAGTTATCTCCTCGCGCGTCATGTAGCTCTCCGGTGCCGTGAGTATATCCGTGGTCAGCTTCGCCGGGGCGTACTTGGTGCCGCGCGCTTCATCCGTAGGGTCAAACCGCGAACGCGCAATCTCGTGATAGTCCTGCTCCTCACACACAAACGCACAAATCCCGCGATAAAGATCAGGCGCGGTCTTGAACGGCAGGCTTACAAACCCGTCATACATCAATTTGTTCAGCGCATCGCAGACAACCTCACGCACTCCACGAGACGGAGGATTCGCCAACGAAAACGCACCCGCTAGAAAGAAGTCTAAATCAAACAGCGGCTCCGGAGCCTCACCCGACTCGTGGTTGACCTCCTCCTTACGCTTCGCATACACCCGCAGATCACGAATATCTACAGGCACCGCGAGAAACGGTCCGGCATCACTCTCCCGAAGCCGACCTAACAACGCTTTCTTACCAATACCTAGCTTCATGGCGATATCCGAACACTTGAACCACATACGCATCGACTGACCGATACGCACGAACGGCACACCCTCAAACTCACTCATCTTGCTCTCCTTCAGGGAGGACCCCTCTAGGGGGTGTTCCCCACGCTAAGTTAATGTTTTATAAGGCTTATTCGGCAGAATAGCACATGGGAGGAACACTGTCTAATAAAAGGCTCATGTTCAAAAATAATTACGGCAGTGTTAATCCGCGGGGCGGGACCCGCCTCCGGGGGAATTATTTTCAAACTCCATAACTTTGCTAAGGGGTCTTCCCTGAGTGTTCCCCAAACGCCGTTTTTGTTAATGATTTCAGGGGTTTAACTTTGGGGAACACCCCCTAGCGGGGGGTCCTCCCTTCTAGGCTTTGTGGCGTTGCCACAGGTCCTTATCAGCGGTCCGGCGTGTGGTCCCGCCCGTACAGAAGCTGTAGACTCTCGCTCTTGCCCACGCCTCTTGTGAAGCCCCGACACGGTGTCCACCGGTTGCCCACGCCTCAGAGCCGCGCTTATAAACCTGCTCCAAGATCGCGCGCGAAATCCCGCTGACCTTTGCGGCGGCGGATAGGAACTCGCCTTTGGAACTGCCCTTCATCTCCTCACGCACGCGCGCCGCGAAGCTCGTGCGGGAGTATTTACTAGGCTTAGTCTTCGCACCCTTATCGCTTGGGAAGTCCTTATACTTATCGCCACGGTGCTTGCCCTTGATCCGGTTCTCTATGAACTTCTTACGCTTCGCCCGCTCTTCGCCCGACAGACCTTCAAGATATTTCTTAGGCACAGAGGCTTTAGAGAGCAGGTCCAACATCACCTCCCCACCCACCGCCTGAGCGTTATAATCATCGGTCATTAGATAGCTGCACACTAGGCTCATATCTATCTTGTCCCATTCCCCGCGCATAATGTGCTTGCCGATCTGTAGCGAAGCCGGCTCAAGGTTCTTCATCCCCAACACGGTTTTTACCGCTTTCTTGAGCCTTGAGTGATCCGCACTATAAACAACTACCTGCAAGGAAGGAGGCTCTACAGGCTCTGCCGGGTCCGTAGGCTCATCCTCCTTATTCTTACTCGGCGGGTCCTGCGGCTGAATATAGTCCTCCATGAGGTTTATATCTACCACCGCCTTCTCAAGAGCTATACTCTCCGCCTCTTCATCCGTCTCCGCGTCCGCAAGTCGCGTCAGCGCCTGCTCTGAAAGCGGCTCTTCAAGAGGCGGAATACTGCCTACCGGCGGCTCCATAGGAACCACGGGACCCTCGTACTCATAGTCCTCCTCCACCTGCACCAAGTTATCCATCGTAAGTTGCGGAATAACGGAGTCAGGAAGCGACATAGAAAGAAGCTGTGAAAATGTTAATGATTTCACAGTGTTATCAGGGGTGCTGTCGGTAGCCTCTTCGGAGGTGCTGTCGGTAGCGTCAGCGGGGACCGCCCCGAACACTAGGAGGTGAAGCAGTGTGCCTTTCTTAATGTTTTCAACCCGTTCAATAACAGAGCGACTCCACCGGTCGCCGGCATCCCCGCCCCAAATAGCCCAAGCTATCATACCTGCACCGGGTTCTCCGTTATCCGTGCGGCTATCCTTATTCTTCCTATGCCTCGAAAAGAAAGCCGCCATACGCTTCACGGTGCGATAAGACACTTTGCCCGACATCAGATCACTTGCGCGCTGCACCCCGGAGCCTACACCCTCGCGGTTAGCTTGTTGTGCGTCTAGACCGCCGCGACCGTACTTTCTACGGAGTTCTAGCCCGCGTTTAGCCGCGTTTCTAACAGCTTGGGGGACATCAAAAGAATCGGTCATGGATACCATCTTAGTTCTCCTTAGGGGTCCCCGCGTATACGGGGTCCAAAATAGTATCGCCTCCGTCAAGAGGAGCAAGATCATACATGGCTCGAACTTCGTTCACAGTCATAAATGATTTGACCTTCTGAATATCCATTTTCAGGATTTCTTCAGGGTTCATCTTATCCAAGCCGGTGAACACAAGCTCCAAATCGGGTGCCAACTCGTTCACGATATACTTATTGAGCCAATAAGAGATAGCCCGCAAGATAGGGCGTAAGCCTCTCTCGCGCGACATAAGAACCTTGTCAGCCGGTCCACCTTGAGTTAGCGAAGAGTTAACACCTGTGTCCCCGAACGAGAAGCCGATCTCAACCGGGTCAACAGCCCAAATAGCGCAGATTTGTTTCATAATATGATGAAGCCAATCTTGGAACTCCATCTCCTTATTCGTGGCGCTAAGATTAATAGCTTTAACATCTTCGTCTGAATCAGGGTTGAGTTGAATCAGAGGGGTCTTCTTGGCGTTATGGCTCCCACTCAACATCTGATAGAATTCACGGCGAAAAGCGCGAAAAAGCTGTGGGTTCATCGCGGTTTTCACTGCCACAATGCCCGACGCGCTAATCCCGTTAGTGAAGTTAGCCGCGTTAAAATTCTCGGCGTTGAGCATATTTGTGAGCAAGCCTATACAAAGCTCAAGCTCCGGCTCCCCATACCCGCGGAATTTAACATCAGAGCGAGGTCTGCGAATCCCGTAGCATAGGTCCTTCACACCAAATTCGCCCTTTACAGTGTTATCCACCACCTGCACGAAGGCGACACCATCTTGATCCCGCTTCCCCGCGGTTTTCTCCGCCTCAGATAACTGCGCGCGGCGTATGGTCGCACTATCCACATTAAGAAACCCGCAAACCTGCCCGTTCCGTGAGCGAACCACCTCGAAGCAAGCCGCATCAAATGTGAGCGAATCCCGCACTAACATTCTGAGAAATCCTTCAAAATTATTCTCAAAATCTAGCCGCGGGTCCCCGCAGGTACTCATAAACTCGTAAACTTGGCGGATAGTTTCCTGCTGTTCAGCGGTAGGTGATTTATGCGGGTGCTTCAAACGAATTTGAAAGCCTACATCTTCACCTGTGGGGGAAGGCACCGCGAACTCCGCCACTTGATTAACCCGCGTGTTAATAATCGCGGCGATTAGAGGTATGCGCGCCATTGCCCGCAACTGCTCTGTATCTAAACCGCGCTTGGATTCAGCAACTACCCCCGTGCTGTCCAACATATAACTATTCGCAATATCCGCTACATTCACCTGAACAGCGGACGCATCAGGCACCTT